GCCTTCAATCAGATTCCATCTTACGATGGGGATCTGGGTGATGGTTCCATCAGCCCTGCGTCTAAAAAACGTAGAGTTGAAGGAGAAGTACTCTGAATCCACGTAAGTCTTCAGCCGATTCATCGACCAAAGATTTGACATAAATTCAAGGTAATCCGGGACCCAAGAGCGGGGCAGAACGATAAGACCGTCGTCGCCATTCACAAAGAAGCAATGATGCTTCCGGGGAACACCTTTCATATCAAGAAAAGCAGTCTTGACGCTTGCATGGATGAGACATAGAAGAGGAAAACTCCTCCTGTCCCCCATGAGCTGGCCGTTGATCTGTTTCACAGGTTCGATGTCAACATCGTCCTTGTAAATCAGGTTCCCGAGCCATGACTCCCACATGAACTGATCCCAAGAATCTCCAACGAGGTTCGAGGAAACAGCCCGCGAGAGCAAGACTGAAATCGAGTCCGTGGCGGCATCTCCGTCATCAGAAATGATGACAGGATCCTGCCCGGAGAAGTAGGCAAAGCCTCGTTCGAGGTCGAACGAGTCACTGGAGAATTCTTCTCCTGTGAGGCACCATCTATATTGTAGGAGGTACCGCTGAAGCGACTTCTGAAAGGTGGCCCAAATGGGAGACTCGAACGCGTGATGTGATGTGATAATGCGGACCTTTAGGGGTTCACATATCGCGTGTACATTGCGGACTAGTCCCTCATTTGAGGCGATCTGCTTAAAAAACAGATCTTTCAAATACCCATAAGTAACAGGGCTTCGACGGATGTAAGTATGTACAAATCCCTCATGGTTTTCCCAGTATCGGATAGGAGGTCGTGGATCAGGCTGATCTACAAACTTCCTTCCATCGTACCAGGATTGAAACATCGGTTCAACGCCTTGTTCTATTTCTCTCCCCTCATCGAAGTATCCGTAGATCCCGCGATCCTTGCGTGTTGATTCAACGCAGGAATTTAGCGAAAAGTCTTGGACGACTTCATCATCACTAGGGTTCCAAGTGAATCCCTTGGTGAGGCTTTGAGAGGTTTGATCAACAAGATCAATGAACCACAAAGGTTGACGGCGTTCTGCTTGCATACGCTCGGCATGGCTTTTAAGTGAAAGAGCTATAAACTCCTTCGGGACTTTTAAGCAAACACGCTTAAGCTGTAGCAGTGTGGTAGCAAAACTGAGGGTTCGTCTTCCTTTTCTCCCAAGGACGTTGCGAAGGTAACGACGCGGACGTCCGGAGAAGGGCAAACTCCAAGAGTCTGAACTCTTGAGAAGTCTACCCATCGGTGTGAGACAATAACTTTTAAGTGTCTTCACAAGTTCGACTGGGGCATCCAGCCTTGGAAAAACTAAATCCTTCACTGAACTTTTTAAACTTGGAAAGTACAGCGATAGGGAACGACAGTAATCACGATAGAATCGTAAAACTGTACCGCGATACCACTTGTCCTGAGACAGTGGCCCGAGAAGGAACTCGGTAATCGCGTCGTCGGATAACCCGTCCGACGGTAGGGCAGGCCCCACCAACCTGACCTGGTTCCCACACAAGAGAGCATCAAGCCATCTAGCATGGAAACCCGTGGCACTTTTTCTTTCATAAAAGATATGAAGGACCTTGTCCTTCTTCGTCTCTTTTGAGGTAAAAG